GCTAGGGAATTATTGGCCGCTAAGAACACTGATTATGCGTATAGTAGTGATGTGTATTACAATTTTGACATGATGGCTAAGTTGTGTTATATGTTCGGCGTAGATGTTACTAAGCCAATCGGGGTGATAAAATTTTTCATTCTTCATAAACTTTTAAGGCTTATGAAATTATCTGCCCCAAATATTCAGCCGAAGAATGAATCATTGATTGACACTGATGTAGATTTAAGAAATTATGTGGACTTATTAATTGGAAAAATACAGGAGGATAAAAATGGAAAAGAAAGAAGAGAATAAGGTTAAAGTTATTAGAAAACCAATTTCTGCCCTCGATGATGATATGTTGTTAGATATGTTTTTCTCGTTTAAAGAAAGTTATGACAGATATGGTCCTTACTTAATGAGTGGTTATGAGATGTATGTAGCATTGGGTCGAGAAATAGAAAGAAGATTGGAGGAAAAAGAATTAAAGAAAGCGTTGTCGGGGGAATAGGGGGTAAGAAAGATGAAGAAAAAAGAAACAAAAAAAACAAAAGGTCTATCTATTTCTGAATTAGATAATGAGACTTTAGTAAGCAGGTATTTATCGCTAAAAAGAGAGTATGATAATCTTGGGGCAGGATTATTTCCCGGCCGTTACTTATATTGGATATACAAACGAGAAATAGAAAAAAGAATGTTAGTAAATAAATTAAAAAAAGCGGGAGAATGAAAATGGAGAAAAAGAAAAAAAGGGAAGAATGGCATGAAGAATGGCCATGGTATAAACGACCGAGTGGAATAATCTCTAAATATTTATATGATGAAATTATCTGGGTTATTAAGAAAAGTTATGAAAAACGAAAAAAGAAGGAGAAATAGGGAGATATAAAAGATGAAGGCATTGTTACCAGCTATTTGTGTTCCTTTGATTTTTTGTGGGGCTATTTTAATCTTGGTGGTAATATGCGGAGCAATTGAGATTATTTCTTTTTTGTTAACCAAAATATTTGGAAAAAAGGAAACTCCATTCCCTCATGACAAAAACTATTATACCGAAGCTGCTTTTATTTTGCTTGTTTTATTGATGGTTTTTATATTTCTTGTGAATTTATCTCAATAAGATTTTAAGGGAGAGCAAAAATGAACATCAGAGTAACCGAAACGATAGTAAATGAGGTGTTTGATAGAATTAAAAGAATAATTAGTTGTTCGCCAGAAGAATATAAAAAAGAATTAGAAAGTTTAAGAGAGTTTTTAGTGAACAATAAGGAGGATGAAAATGTGTCAGACGCAAGCTGATTTTTATAGTCGCAAATGTTGGTTTTGCGGCAAGCTTTTTATAACGGATAATCCTTACATTAGGTATTGTTCTAATAGTTGTCGCCGCAGGCATTTGTCTTCCCCTGAAGCTCGTCGAGAAATGTTGTTTCCAATACAAAGAAAGGAAAAAAGATGAAAAAACATAAAGTATTAAATGGAGAGCCGATAACTTATAGTTATGGCAAAGCCTATTGGTCTTTTTGTTGTGATTGTAAATTGGCTCATCTTGTTTTCTTTGAGAAAAACAAAAAAGGCGAAATTGTCCAAACGGTTTATCGGGATGATTGGGAAACACAAAAAGCTAGAAAAAGAATGAGTGATAAAGAATTAGATGGCCTTATTAAAGAATTACAAGCTGAAAAACGGCGGAGAAAGAAAAAAAATGGAAAAAAGTAAACGCAAAAAGGGACTTGATTTCCAGAAGTGGATAACCGATTGGCTAACCGAGCGAGGCTGGGTTGTTCATAATGAGACGCCATCAGCTAAACCGATTTATACAAAAAAAGGCATGACTTGGGTTAGCAAAAAGACGGATATTTTCAACTGTATTGATTTAATTGCAAAGAAAGGGTATCGGACACTCTGGATTCAGGCGACCCTTGATTCAGGTATAGGGCGGAAAGTAGAGAAGTTAAAGAAAGTGCCATGGAATATTCATGATGAGGTACTTATCTTTCAGAAGGTTGGACAAGAGATAGTTATCAAAAAATATTCTATTGTAAGACAAGAGGTAGATGAGGTGGCAAGGATTAAGAGACGGAAATTTTATCCCATTGAGGGAGAGTATGAGATATAGGAGAAACAAATGAGAGGAAAAACAAAAAAGAAAAAACAGACAACTAAAAAGAAAATTACTGATAAGTATCTTATTGAAAGGGTTAAAGAGTTAGAAAAAGAAAATGTGGTGTTGCGATTTCTGTTAGAAGAAATTAGTTTATTAGCTAAAGGACAAATAAGTTCTTCTTTAATTTATGTTGCAAAAAAAGCAGAAAAAATTATGCCTAAAGTTGAGAAGAAAAAGGGAAAATGAACTGCATCTATTGCGGGAAAGAAGTGAAAGGGAACATAAGAAAAGACTGCGATATAATCTGCGGGCGTTGTGCCATGAGATTAGTTAAGTATATTCAGGGGCTAGAGAGAGAATTCAAAACTGAAATAAAGAACAAGAAACAGGCTTTAACATTAGAACAAAAACGCTATGAGAGCCTCGCTGAGAAGTGGAAAAAGGCTTCCAAAGGGTTTACCCTTAGTTTGGGCAACAACTCGTCTCTACGGGCGTCTCAGGGCGTTCTAGAGGGTAATTTTGAGGGGGTTAGTGACTCTAAAAAGTGGTGGGAAGCATGGAAAGGGATTGATAGGAATAAGTTGCCTGTTTCTTGGGATGATTTATTAAGGGAGGTATAGGATGATTAAACTTTTTTCAATCTTATGGGCGATTAATTTATTTTTATTGCTTTGTGCTTTCGTTTACTTGCAGGCTAGAATAGAAATATTAGAGAAAAAGAATTCTATTAAAGTAATAATAGAGAAATCCAAAGATTTTGTTCTACATGAGACAGTTCCAATGAATAGAGTATTAGAAAAACTGTTGGAATATTTCGGGCTGAAAGTTTATTATACACCAAGTCGGCAAGTGTGGACTAAAGAAAAATTAGAAATAAAGAAAAAATGAACACAGAAGAAAAAGACGAATACATGATTACCTTTGAGGCTTTAATGAATGCCCGCAAGGCATTTGAGGAAACGCTGAGAGAATATGGTTATGATTCAGCCTATTGGGATATTAAGTTTATTGCCTATCTTGTGGATGAAAACTTTAAACAAAGACTAAGTAAGATTGAATATGAGTCAGAATTAAAAAAGGAGAGTTAAGAGATGAGGGGATATAAACTTGTTACGAAATTGCCTTCTGGCAAATTGATAAGTCTTGTCGCAAAAGGAGAAGCAGAAGTAGAGTATATTCCAAGGAAGTGGGTAGAAGCACCAAAATGGTTGGCAGAAAAAGGGTATTATTTAACATTCTTTCCAACATTTCCATCTTCTTTTTGGCATGGTTTTTCCAATATTGAACTGTATGAGTGTGAAGTGCAGGGAGTAATTAGAGAGAAAGATTTGCCCAGCTTTTGTTCTCTTTCATTAATCGAGATAGGATTAGTAGATAGAGTAGGGTTATCTAGGAATTCTTGGCTAAAAGGCACTTGGATGGCAAAGAAAATTAAGTTAATTCGCCCTTTTAAAACAAGTAAAACCCATAATCATAAGGAGAATTAAAATGGAAAGATACCCAGAAGACAGAGTCTTTTATCTTGAGGCAACAATAGGGGGAAAATTCAAGAGTTTTCTAACATTAGCCAGAAATAGAGAAGAAGCCCTCTTGCTTTTGGAAGATTATAGCAAGGAAGCATGGGATAATCTAGTGACAATAGTTGATATGGGGCGATGGGAAGGCGTGCCTGGGGTAAAAGAAGGGCTAGAGAATGACGGGATAGTTGTTGCTTTTAATGAGCTAGATGTGATGGACGAAGAGGAACTCAATAAGACCAATGCCGAAAGTAAGAAAGACTGACAGGTTTCTTATTGGCGATTTCTTAAGCCAATTCAAGGGTGTTAAGGTATATCGAAAGACTGATGACGGTTACACTAATGATGGCTGGTATATCCATTGGAATCATGTTTATAATCGAGTAGGGATTGCCCCGTTTTTCGATTGGAACGGGCAGATGCACTGGAAAAGGACTCAATCTGCTCATAATAAAAGGAAGGGTAAATATATGGTAGTTTATTTTCCTATTGAGTATGCTAATGAAATAATCGAGGCGATAAGAATAGTGGCTAATGACCCTGATAATATTCCGCAGGATGACGATGTGGAATATGGGAAAGATATAAAAGAGTTGCTTTAATAAACGAAGGAGGTCTAACCATGTGCTTAGACAAGCTGGCTGATTTTAAAGTGCCTGACCCTGGGTTGGGGTGGAAAATTTTTATTGTGAAAGATGGATGGTCTAAAGAAGGACTCGCATCAGATAGTCCACACATATTACCCTGGGTGCGGGGTGATATTTATTCAGTATTTTATGAATGGTTGGATGAAAAAGATTTTCGAGAAGAAAGACATAAAGGGGGAGAATGTTTATATGCTTATTTTGAAGGGAATCGGCCATATCCGTTTGGATTTCATATATATCTTGAGAAACAAGATGTTCTCTATTCTTTAAATGGGGTTATTTTCCCTGTCCGTTTCCGCCATGTAGTTGCCACTGGCTATGAAGATGGCGAAAAAGTAGTGGTGGCCAAAGAAATGATGATTATGGTGGAGGAGTTATGAGTTACCAATTAACGCCTGAACACGCAAAACTTTGGCTTCCTGTGGTTAGGGAACTAAGGGAGTATTATGAGGGGAAAAATGACAAATTTAGGTATCTTTATAATTGCCCTCTCTGTAGGGTAGCAAGAAGAATTTGTCAAGAGGCTAGAAATATTAATGATTGCAATAATTGTGATGGGATGGATGAGTATTGTGATTTTTGCCTTTGGTTTCTATTTGAAGGGTTAATTTGTCCAGCTTATGCCATTAATACTAGGATAGAACGCCAAGCCGAATGGTGTAAATGGTCTATTGAACGCCTTAAACGATGGGAAAGGGAATTAAAGAAGATTATAAAAGAGAAAAACAAAAAGTCAAGTTTAGCAAAGTGATAAAGTTTATAGAACTTTTTTGTGGTGTCGGCGGCTTTAGGTTGGGATTAGAGAGGGCAAGCGATGAATTTATGTGTATATGGGCGAATGATAATGACAAATTTGCTTGTCAGATATATAGAAAGAACTTTGGTGATAATGAATTAGTGGAAGGAGATATAAATGAAATCGACGCAAAAGAAATACCTGAGCATGACTTACTTACAGCAGGTTTTCCCTGTCAGTCTTTTTCCATTGCAGGAAAACGCAAGGGTTTTCAAGACAGAACAAGGGGAACTCTTTTCTGGGAAATCTGTCGAATTGTTAGAGATAAAAGACCTAAATACATACTCCTTGAGAATGTTAAGGGATTGCTTTCACATAGCAAAGGAAGAACATTCGCCCTTATTCTCCTTTCGTTGGATGAACTTGGGTATGATGTCGAATGGCAAGTGCTTAACACTAAGTATTGGCTACCCCAAAACAGAGAAAGAGTCTTTATTTTCGGTGTTAGAAGAGAAGATTGATAAAAAATATTATTTAAGCAAAGCCATGGTTAAATATGTTTTAAAGCATCAAGAAGTTGCTAAAATGGCATCTACTCAAATAGCCAATACAATTCAAACTAAACAAGGCCAAATGGATAGTAATTATATTATAGAATACTTAGGTATTGATTCTGGTGAAACACGAATTAGGCGACTTACACCCTTAGAATGTGAAAGACTACAAGGTTTTCCAGATAATTGGACAGAGGGAGTAAGTGATACACAAAGATATAAACAGATGGGAAATGCTGTCAGTGTGCCTGTAATAGAAACACTAGGCAAAAAGTTATTGAAAATTGTAAAAAAAACTAATACCCTGTCACCGGATTACGGGCAAAGCTAATCATTCTATTTCTTTTCTTATTTAGTTCCTCTAATTCGGCTACTTTTTTTCTCCTGCCAAAGAATTTATAATACTTGCTCAGCATATCGAGTAAATCCACGGTAAAAGAATTCGGGTAATTGATTATTTCTGCCTTCAATTCAGTCATTGAACGATGGATATATATCTCGCCATTGAACATCGGATTGATTAGAGCCTTGATATCTATATTCTTAGCGTCCTTGGTAACATTAGCCTCCATAGGGGAAATCGGGAGATAGACTCCCTTTTCTCTTGCGGCCTCTAGAATATCCTTTCGTATGTATTCTTGGGCGGCGATTGTCTCTATCTTCCAATGAACAACATTGCATTCTTTGTGAGCCTTAAATATCTCATCTATAAAGACAGAGGGCGTTTTAAGCTGTTTAGCCCATGTATAACGAATAAATTTTTTAATAGAGTTTTTAGGCTGGCCAGCGACCAAGATAGCATTCCTCGAGCTTCTCTTGGTGAGTTTCTTCTCGGTAAACCCCCCAGGGTCAATAAGTCCATACCAAAGAATAGAGCCGACATCAAATTCTTCTTTATCGTCATCACAAACTATTATATCACGCCCGTTTTCGTCCTTTTCAAAGTGATAATACCTTATCCAATCAGCCTCGAAAGCATTAAACCCCTCACTGCTTTGGGGCATATTCATATGTTGACACCAGAAAATAACTTGTCGTTCAGGATTAGATTTCATTTCCTTGTAAATAGAAGTGGGAAAGAGTGGAAAATTACTCTCGTTTTCTTCAACTGTGGGATTGTTAATATAGACAATGTTGGATTGTCGCCTTTTTTGACTCAATTCTTCTGCTTTAAGACAAGGGACTATCTTCCATTGATATTCTGGATACTTCTCTTGGATGTAACAAAAGAAATCACCCATTGCCCAATGAGTTCCCACTATCTTAATACGACTACCATTAGCATCAGTCCAATCAGGATTCTCTAAAAGCTCATTAACATTATCAAACCAACGGATAGCATCGTCTAGGATAGATGGCGATTCAATGGCTCTTTCTCCAACAAGGTCATCTATATGGATTAAGTTGTAGTGGCCTGATTGTGCCGCCCCGCCTACGCCAATAGCCTGAATGGATGGCTCAGCGTAAATACCTCGACAAGGTAAATCCATGGCCGTCTTAGACCAGCGATTTTTTTTAGTCCATTCTTCTGTAACTTTTGCCAATCTATCATAATAAACTTTTCTTAGTAACTCATTATAGAGTAATTGTTTCTGTATCCACTCCATAAAGTTGGTAACTAATCGTTCGTTTTCTGAGGCCACTAGTTGACGGACTTCAGGATTCCGGAGATACTCCCAGACAACATTCCATCTAGTAAAGACTGTGCTTTTAAACCACGCCCTGGGCATAGCTATGCCGATACGCTTGTTAAGGGGATTCTGAATAAAATCGCAGACAGGCTTATGAATCTCTTTAGATATATCACCGCCAGCTTTAGGGACAGAGCCGCCGATTATCTTGACAAAATGATAAAAAGAGGAATCACAAAGCTTGCGTAGGAAGGCAATAGAGTATTTCATGGTTAATCATCTTAAGAACATTAACATCAGTTAACCTGTAATTGAAAGTTAACCACTTTCTTTACCAAGCAGTTCTTCCAAGTAT